AGAATCCACGGTCTTTTTGTAGGTAAATTTGTCACGCAATTTTGTCCCTTCTGTGTTAACTTGTCCCACTTTTTTCTCTGCCTCTTCCATTGCTGAAAGTATAGTTTTCCCATCTAACTTGTAATAATTACCTTGATTAAATGGAGCGCCCTCTTTGAAAAATACATTATCGTAGCACGGTTGTTTTCCTATGGGGTCTACAAGTATTGCGTTGTCTTTTGTGGCCCAATCTTTATGTGAACTACAGTTACTTACTAGAGACCATTTGCCTAAAGCTGTAGCATTAAATGCAGGTAAATTCCAACCTTCTCCATTTGATAAGCCAGATAAATCAATATCAATGTTATTCATTAATATGTTAACCTCTTCATTTGTTTTAAGATGAGGTAAAAAATTAATATTATTCCAATGATTATTCATGGTGCAACTATTTATAGCTTGTTGCATTTGTTCTTGAGCTAGAAATGAATTATTAACTAAACAACTCAATTGATATTTAGGGTTATTACCGTACTTATTCAGCCATAGCTGTATTAAAGCTTGAGTATTTTTTCTTCTTTCAAATTTTCCTATTAACCCAAAATGAATAACTTCTTTATCAAATTCTTTGGGTATTTCTTTAAAATCAGGATCAAATCCAAGAGGCACGGCAGAAACGTTTGTGCAACCTTTTTCTTTAAATACATTGGCTGCTTCTGTAGAAGAAAAGAAAACATGTTTTTGCATTTTTACAATATTAACTTCTTCAGTAGTTGGAGAATCTAGCTCATAAAAAGTGTACAAGTACTGATTTTCACCTAGAGTTTTTTCCGACCCATTTAGATGCCAAAGTTTCAGGGTAGGTGTGTTTTTATCAAGCTTTGCTAACCTTTGAGCTGCTATTGAAGATGTCCATTGTTTAAAATCATTATCAATAGTATTAAAAGCGGAAAAATCTCCTTGATCACCTATAGGGTGAAGACTAATGTCAATTTCTTCTTGTTTTAAAAGTCTTAAAAAATTTACAGAGACGTTTCCAAAGCTCAATGAATTTATAGGAGCTTCAAAGTTTAATTTTTTCATTTTCTATTTTAGATTTTATTTCTTTTATAGCTTTATCGTGAATGTTTATACAACCTTGAGCTGAGAGATTTACTTTTTCTGCTACTAATTTCCAAGGTTTCAATTTACAGCCTTTGCCGTTGAAATATCTTTCATTAAATATTGTTTTAAGCCTTTCATCCTTATGTTTAAATATTAAATTTAAAATTCTCTTAAATGAATCATTAAACACACAATTTTCATCAGGTCTTTTTGATCTATCTTGCTGATTATTCTTTTTCTGTTCTTCCCTTTCCTCAAAACTTACAAGTCTTAAATTTTTTTTGTTTTTAGTTTTTTGAGTTAGACACATATACTTGGTTTTATTTGCCAAGTGTGTAGAGAATTTAGCCTTTTGAGGGTTGTATTCTAGAGCTGCTTTATAAATAACATAATCTTTATCTTCCATAATATCGCTAATTTGATTGAAAGATAACCCGTTATAGCCAAACTTTTTAAGCATGTCTACATAAATACCAGAATGCCTAGAAATTAACTCTTCAAGAGCTAATTCGTCATTTTTTTCTCGTATCAAGACTGCTAAGTCGGTGTCTGTCAGGGAATTAGTCAATAAACTACTATAGTTCATAAATAAAAAAAATCAACTTTTTTTTGATTTTTGTTGACAGGGTTAAAAATATTTCTACCATACGTAACCAGTAAGGTTACGATATAACGAATATCTTCACTCTATTAACGTAACCTTTACGAAAAATATTTATATTACTTCGTAATATATAAATATTTTAGCTTCGCTTAGTTTTTTTAGAAAAACTTAGTTGACTTAATTCTCTGGCCGTATAACCTCGTGTAAATTTACGCAATGATTTTTGAAGAACAAGTATCCAGAAAGCCAGATCATTACCCATGGGCGCAAGAATTTATTGAAGCTATGCATAATGGGTTTTGGACTGATAAAGAGTTTAGTTTCACAAGCGATGTTCAGGATTTTAAAGTTAATTTGAATGAGACTGAAAAAGAGATGGTTATTAGAACACTGTCTGCAATAGGTCAAATTGAGGTAGCTGTTAAAAAGTTTTGGAGTAAACTTGGAGATAATTTACCACACCCTAGTTTAACAGACCTTGGCTATGTTATGGCTAACATAGAGGTCATTCACAATAATGCTTATGAGCGCCTACTAAAAGTTTTAGGGCTTGAAGATATTTTTGAGCAAAATTTGAAATTAGATTTTATTGAAGGTCGTGTAAAATATCTCAGAAAATACAATCATAAATTTTACAAAGATTCAAAAAAACAATATGTTTATTCAATCATTCTTTTCACGCTTTTTGTGGAGAATGTTTCTCTGTTTTCGCAGTTTTATATTGTTAACTGGTTTAATCGTTATAGGAATGTACTTAAAGATACTGGACAGCAAGTCAAGTATACGAGAAATGAAGAGAACATTCATGCGTTGGCTGGGATTATGATTGTAAATACAATTAGGGAAGAGCATCCAGAGTTATTTGATGAGGAGTTAGAGGAAAGAATTTTACAAGAAGCTCAAGCAGCTTTTAAAGCAGAATCAAAAATTGTTGATTGGATGATTAATGGTTTTGATGAAAAAGGTTTGAGCGCTCCAGTTTTAAAAGAGTTTATAAAAAATAGAATCAACGAATCTTTAGAGCAGATAAATTTTAAAAAAGCTTTTGAGATTGACAAGTCTTTGTTAGAAGATACAGTATGGTTTGAAGAAGAATTATTAGGCAATAATGCCACTGACTTTTTCCACACTAGGCCCGTGGAGTATGCAAAAAATTCTCAAACATTTGACGCTGACGATTTATTTTAATGAAAGACTACTACTGGTTAAACGAAGATTCTATAAAATTTCTTGAGAGAGGTTATCTTAAAGAAGGGGAAAGCCCAGAGAAAAGAATAAGAGACATAGCTGAAGCGGCTGAAAAATACTTAAAACAAGGAGGATTTGCCGACAAGTTTGAAAGGTATATGAAGCAAGGTTTTTATTCGCTTGCTAGTCCAGTATGGTCAAATTTTGGCAGATCCAGAGGCTTACCAATCTCTTGCAATGGTGTCTACATTGAAGATAAAATGCATTCTATTTTAGAAAAACAAGCTGAGGTTGGAATGCAAACGAAACATGGATCAGGAACTTCTGGTTACTTTGGTTCTCTTAGAGGTAGAGGTGTACCTATCAGTGTTGGCGGAGTATCTGCTGGGGCTGTTTATTTTATGGAGCTATTTGATAAGGTGGCATCTATCGTTTCTCAAGGTCACGTTAGAAGAGGATCTTTTGCTGCCTATCTTCCTATCGACCATCCAGATATAGAAGAGTTTCTTAGAATTAGGAGTGAAGGTAACCCAATCCAAGAAATGTCTTTTGCGGTCTGCATTGACGATGAGTGGATGCAATCAATGGTTGATGGTGATAAAGATAAAAGAAAAGTTTGGGCAAATGTCATAAAGAAAAGATTTGAAACTGGATATCCTTATATTTTCTTTACAGACAACGCAAACAAGCAAGCTCCAGAATGTTATAAAGATAAAGAGTTAAAAATACATGCATCAAATCTCTGTAGTGAGATAGCGCTTCACTCATCAGAAGAAGAGTCTTTTGTTTGTTGTTTATCTTCTCTTAATTTGCTTCGGTGGGATGAGATAAAAGAAACTGATGCTGTAGAAACTCTAGTTAAATTCTTAGACGCTGTCATGGAGGAGTATATCTATAAAACAGAAAATATTCCTTTTATGAAGTCTTGTCATAACTTTGCTAAAAGACAAAGAGCTTTAGGTATGGGGGTGTTAGGATGGCATTCATTACTACAATCGAAAATGATTTCCTTCGAAAGTATGGAAGCTAAATTTTTAAATGCTGAAATACATAGTATAATAAAAGATAGAGCAGATAGAGCGACTCATGAATTAGCCGATGAGTTTGGAGAGCCAGAATACCTTAGAGGTTATGGAAGAAGAAATGTAACTACGATGGCGATAGCTCCAACAACGTCTAGTTCGTTTATACTTGGTCAAGTCTCTCCATCTATAGAACCTCTTAACAGCAATTATTTTACTAAAGATTTAGCTAAAGGTAAATTCACTTTTAAAAACAAATTCTTAGAGGATCTTTTAGAAGAAAAGGGTAAAAATAATCAGACTACTTGGAAGTCTATTTTAGTTAAAGGTGGCTCTGTTCAGCATTTAGATTTTTTATCAGAAGAAGAAAAATCTGTTTTCAAAACTTTTGGAGAAATTTCACAAAAAGAAATAGTCATTCAAGCTGCACAAAGGCAAAAACATATTGATCAAGGGCAAAGTTTAAATGTTATGATCGCTCCAAAATGCCCGCCAAAACAAGTTAGTGAGTTGTTGATTTATGGCTGGGAGCAAGGGGTTAAGAGTTTTTACTACCAAAGAAGTGCTAATCCCAGCCAAGAGTTAGCTAGATCTATACTTGATTGCAGTTCTTGTGAAGGATAATTTCCTTTTCTAAAAGCATGGTGTATATACAGTCACTATGGCTGAATTATACACAATAATAACAGAGGAGCAGGATACGCAAGATCTTGACTTTACATCTGATGATACCTTAACTTTTATTTTAGGTAGAATAGATCAAGAAATCTCTGAAGATTAGTTGAAAAAAACAAACTTAATCTTAAAATAGAGAAGTCAGGGATTAAGCTCCTTGAGGTCATAGTATGCCTCTGGGTCAAATAATTTTTGGCTCAGAGGTTTATGATTACTTTTGCCATAACGGTCGCAGACGAATTTTTTGAATTTAAAAGGCTTATAAATTCTTTACAGCCTTACATTTATCCACAAGAAGAGATTGTTGTGCTTGCAGATAAAAATAAAGTTACAAAAGAAATAGAGGAACATTGTGATCTATGTGGATTAAAAATTAATTTTTTTAATTTTCAAAATGATTTTTCTGAGTTTAAGAATGAGCTTTTTAATCTGTCTACAAAAGATTATCTATTCCAAATTGATGCTGATGAACAAATACCGCCATCTCTTATAAATATTTTAAGACAAGTGGCATCTCAAAATAAAGTTGATTTACTTTGGATTCCTAGGATAAATATTGTGCATGGGGCTACGGAAGAAGATGTTCAAAATTTCAATTGGGATATAAATGAACTTGGCTGGGAGGGTTTTCCAGACTATCAATCTAGATTTGTATCTACAAAAGGGCATATAAGATGGAAAAATAAAGTTCATGAAATCTTAGATGGTGCAGGAAATCAAGCTAGGATAGAAGAAAAGCCAATAGAACTTTATTCTATTCTTCATGTAAAACATATAGATAAACAAAAGAAACAAAATAGCTACTATGACACAATCTAAAATTTTAGTTAGAGGAGAAGGTGGATTAGGTGATTGTTTATTAGCCAACAGATTCATACCAGCTATAAAAGAAAAACATCCGAACTCTGAGATAACTTTTGCTTTAGATAATGATAGAGGTGAAACATTTCAACTAGATGTATTATCTCATTTCTATCCAGATATGAGTGATAATTACTCATTTTTTTCTGATCATAATCCAGATGATTTTGATTATTTTTATGATTTACACATAGATAAAATGCTATGGACAACTTATGATTTTGATTGGTTGAGTAGATTTTATTATTTTCCAAAGCCTAAAGTAAAAATAGAAAAACAAGATTACGTTTGCCTTCATTTAACACATAATAAGTGGCCCCCAAAAAATTTACCTAAGTATTATATAGAACAGTTAGTAGAAGCAGTAAAAAAAGTTAATCCCTCTGTAAAAGCCATATGCACTGAATCTGAAATAAACTCTTTTTCAAATTGTTTAGATAAAGATGAAATAGTGTGTGCAGATATAGTTACAGCTTGTAAAACTGTAGCAGCAGCAAAAGCTTTTATAACAATAGATTCAGGATTCAAACATATAGCATATGCATATGGTGTGCCTACAATAGAAACAGCGGATTACTATATTGAGGTAGGGCAAGTTCACCCAATGATTAAGGCTAGGTGGCTTCCTTTTAACGAGAGAGGTGTGCCTTTATTGTATAATGTTGATTTTTTTAAGATAGCCTTACGTAATATCTTTAATAATAAAATATCTTCCATATTTCCTTTTCACAAAGACTCTAAGGAAACTTTTAATTTACAATGATAATAATATCAACATCAAGAGGTTTATTTAATCTAGAGGGTAATTTCTTTTTTTATGAAGACGAAGGAGTATCTTTTGGCCTAGCAAAAAGTCAAGGTACTTTGTATGCTGCTTTTAGATCGCCTAATGAAACAACTACAACTATTTGTGGTTTTGACAAAAATTTAAATAATATTAGTAAATTTACTATAGAGGGATGTGAAGATGTTCATGGAATAGAGATATTAGATCAATCTTTATATGCTGTTTCAACTAGAACTAATCAGATTTTTGAAACTACTCTTGATGGAAAAATAGTAAAAGTGCATAAAAATCCTGTTGAATGTTCCTATCACTCTCCTCATATAAACACAATTAAAAAAAATAAAGATAAACTTTTACTATTATCTCATAGGGATGATAGCAATGAAGGTTCGTGCCTTTATTCTTTTAACCCTGCAAAAGAAGAGTCTTCCTGCGTTTGTAGGTCTCTAGGAGACCACTCTCACAGCATATTAAAATATGAAGAGGATATTTGGATTTGTGACTCTTTAGGAGGTGTAATTTTTAAATTAAAAGGGGACATTGAAGACAAAACGCAAGAAATAAGAAAGTTTAACGTTTTTAAAACTGATGGCAGCTATCTGTTGAGAGGTCTTGAGTTTGATGATAATTATATATACGTAGGCGCATCTGAAAAAGCATCAAATGCGGAGAGGCACAAAGGGTGTGACGGTTATGTTTTGAAAATTGATAAAAATGACAAACACAACATAAAAACAAAATTAATAAAAAATTGCGGGCAAATAAATGAAATATTACGTTATTAATTTAGATAAAAGGTCCGACCGTTTTAAAAATTTTAGAGAGCAATTTTCTAAGATTTCAACGTTAAATAATTTAGTTAGAGTTTCTGGTGTTGAGTATGAAGATGAAACTGGTGATGTTCAAATAACAAGAGCTGCTTGTTCCGCAGCACATTGCAATGCCATAAAATTAGGATTAGAAAGAGGGGAGGATAAATTTACAATATTTGAAGATGACATATTTTTTTATGATCATACCTTAGATCTAATAAATAAAAGTTTAGAATATTTAAAAGACAAAGATTGGGATCTTTTGTACTGGGGGTGTGTTCCTAGAGCGGAGTTTACAGACGAGCCTTTAGTTAAAACTGAAGAAGATTTTATTTTAAAGGTTATGTGTGCAGGAACAGCACATGCTATAACTTACAATAGGGAATTTGCTCTCAAATACGTAGAAAATTTTCCAAGTGGTTTTAAAAGAGGAGAATGGGTAAGATGGGCAAACTCAAACGTATGTCACGACCATTTTTTAAAAAAATTTCAAATACAAGGTAAATCATATACACCCAATGAAATATGCGCTTGTCAATACAATGGGTATTCTGACATTGACGGAAATGAAAGCAATAGACAAGACGTTATAGAAAAACAATTTGGAGATTATAAATGATATCATGTTTAGACATTTCTAATAGGGCTATAGGCAATGCTCTTTTTAATTATTATTTTCTTTTAACAGTTGCTGAAAAAACTGGGTATAAAGCTTTTTATCCAAAATCTCAAGAATTTATGCATCATTCTGGGCAAAGAATACAGCAGCTTGAAGAAGGATTTGATATAAAAATAGAAAAAAAGAAAGCACTCTTTTGTCTAGAGAAATGCAGTATATTTATAGAGAACATCAAGATAACATGTACGATGAAGGTGTTTTTAGTATAAATGACAATACTAATTTTGTTGGTTACTTTCAAAACAAAAAATATTTTGATTTATCTGATACTCAAGGCATTCAATTCAGTAAGTCCACAGTAGAACAATCAGAAAACATTTTGACAGATTTAAGCATAAACCCGTCTGATTTTGTTTCAATACATGTTAGAAGAGGCGATTATGTTCACATAGATCGTCACCCTGTACAGGGTATGGACTATTACGAATCAGCAATATTAAAATTCCCTGAAAGAAAATTTTTAGTTTTTTCTGATGATTATGATTGGATTAAAAATAATTTTAAATCAGATCGTTTTTTATGTTTTCCGCCTCAGCATAATGCTTTTATAGATTTATATTGTATGTCACTTTGTAAAGACTCTATAATAGCTAACTCTACTTTTTCTTGGTGGGCTGCTTTTTTAAATAAAAATTTAGATAAAAAAGTTACTTATCCAGATAATTGGTTTAAGGGTAGTGACATTGATATATTCCCAGATAATTGGATTAGGTTATGACATTTATAAAAAACAACAAAGGGGAAACCTTACATATAATTTATCGCAGATCAGATTTAGAGTCTTTAGATTTTAGGGAGGATATTTCTAGTGATAGTGAATTTTTACAACTTGCTGCAATAAAAATACCAAGTGAACATAAGTTTAGAGGACATAAGCATTTAAAATTAGTTAGAGAGACTGATATTACTCAAGAATGCTGGATCGTAATAAAAGGTAGAGTTAAAACCTTTCATTATGATGAGGATGATAATTTTTTAGAAGAAAATATCTTAGAGGAAGGGGACTCTACCATTACTTTTAGAGGAGGACACAATTATCAAGCTTTAGATGAGGGCGCTCTAGTTTATGAAATTAAAACTGGTCCATACATGGGTCAGGCTAAGGATAAGGTTTTTATAAATGGTGAAGCTTAATTTAGGTTGCGGGCCAACAAATTTTGGTAAAGACTGGATTCATATAGATTCTGGCGAGTTTGATCATATAGATAAAAGGTATAAATCTATAGTAGATTTAGATTTTAAAGCAGAGTCTGTCGATTTGATTTATGCCTCTCATGTTTTAGAGTATTTTGACAGAAAAGAAGCAACAAAAGTTCTACTAGAGTGGTTTAGAGTATTGAAAAAAGGAGGTATTCTTAGGTTGGCAGTTCCAGACTTTGAAACTATGGCAAATCTTTATTGTAAAGGTGACTATCCTTTAGATAGATTTCTTGGACCTCTATACGGTAAAATGTCTATGGCGAATAAAACTATATATCACAAAACTGTATACGATATGTACTCAATAAAAAACATTCTTCAAAACATTGGTTTCAAAGACGTATGTAAGTTTGAGTGGAGAGATACAGAGCATTTTGATATTGATGATTGCTCTCAAGCATATTTGCCTCATATGGATAAAGATAATGGAACTTTAATAAGTTTAAACATAGAATGTAAAAGAAAAGATTAATGACTGAATTAAGTAAAAATGAAATAAAAGACCTTGTTGGTAAAAACGATCCTTTAATTTTAGAAGTTGGGTCTTATGATGGTCAAGATAGTTTGGCAATGCTTCAAGTTATGACAGATGCAGAAATTTATGCATTTGAAGCTGACCCTTTGTCAATTGAAGATTTTAAATCTTTAAATCACCCAGAACAAATTAAATTGATTGAAAAAGCTGTAGGTAGGGAAGATGGAAAGATTGACTGGTATCCCAGTGTTAGTAATTCAGGGAGGAGATGGTCTTTATCAAGTTCATTAAAAAAACCTTTAAATCACTTAGGTGCTTATCCAACAGTTTCTTTTAAACAAAATCCAGATCAAGTAGATTGCGTAAAGCTTGATTCTTGGGCAAAGGAAAATATTCAAGATAAAATTATTGATTTTATTTGGTGTGATGTAAACGGAGCAGAAGAGGAGATGATTTTAGGAGCCATTGACACCCTACAAAACAAAACAAGATTTTTTTATACAGAATGTTTTGATACAGAGCTTTGGAAAGATCAAGTTAACAAAAAATGGATTTTAGAAACTTTAGATAATTTTGACTTTATTTCACAACATCACCATAATATTCTTTTGAAAAATAAGACTTTATAATGGAAAAGGTAAAAGAGCTTGAAGATAAAATTTCCTCTTGGTTTGGAGCAAAATATGGCATAGCTGTTGACTCTTGCACACACGGGATTGAGTTGTGCATGAGGCTTAATAATGTAAAAAAACTTGTAGTTCCAAAAAGAACTTATATATCTATCCCTTTTTTAGCTAGTAAATTAAATATTCCCTTGGAGTGGAAAGATGAAAACTGGCAAGATTGTTATTACTTAGAAAAAACTAATATAATAGATGCCGCTGTACTATGGAAGAAAAATTCTTACATACCTCACACTTTTATGTGTTTGAGTTTTCAGTTTCAAAAACATCTTAGCTTAGGGAGGGGAGGCATGATATTAACTGATAATAAAATATCAGCCAGACAGTTAAAAAAAATGAGTTATGATGGAAGAGAGCCAGATGTGCCTTGGAGAGATCAAAATATTTCAACTATCGGATATCACTATTATATGACCCCAGAAACCGCTGAATTGGGTTTAGAAAAACTTCCAAAAGCAATAAATGAAAAACCTAGAGTTTGGACAATAGAAGATTGGCCAGACTTGACAAAACTTGACGTTTTTATATAATATTTCAAATGAAAAAGAAAAAAGCCCTTATCACTGGTATATCAGGACAAGACGGAAGTTATCTAGCGGAGTATTTGCTAGAGCAAGATTATGAAGTTTTCGGAATAATTCGTCGTCACTCCTTGGCTAGCACTCAAGAAACTAGAATAGATCATTTAGTGGGGAAAGGGCTAGTTAAAACAGATTATGCAGACTTACTTGATGCTTCTTCTTTACATAGATTGATGGCTCTAATCAAACCTGATGAAATTTATAATTTAGCGGCTCAAAGTCACGTTAGAGTTAGTTTTGATGTTCCTCAGTTTACAATGCAAACAAATATGATTGGCACTCTAAATCTTCTAGAAGCATATAGGTTTGTATGCCCAGATTCTAAATTTTACCAAGCTAGCTCTTCAGAAATGTTTGGCAACGAAATAGATGAGGACGGCTTTCAAAGAGAGACTACCAACATGAAACCTGTCAGCCCCTACGGTTGTTCTAAATTAGCTGCTTATTGTGTTGTTCGAAATTATAGAAATTCTTATAATCTTTTTGCTTCTAACGGTATTTTATTTAATCATGAATCCCCTAGGCGTGGGGAAAATTTTGTCACAGCTAAAATAGCAAAAGGTGTGGCAGAAATTGCTGCTGGTCAAAAAGATAAGTTAGTTTTAGGAAACTTAGATGCTTATAGAGATTGGGGTCATTCTAAAGATTATGTAGAAGCTATGCATCTTATGCTACAACATCATGAACCAGATGAGTTTGTTATTTCTTCTATGGAAACTCATTCTGTTAGAGATTTTTGTGAGGCGGCTTTTAAATATTGTGATTTAGATTACAAGGATTTTGTTGAGCAAGACCCAAGATTTATGAGACCAGAGGAACTGGCAAGGTTAAAAGGTGATTCAACAAGAGCTAGAAAAGCTTTAAACTGGAAGCCTAAATTTACCTTTGAGACCTTAGTACAAGATATGGTTTCTTACTGGCAACAAAAAATAAGTTGACCTTAATTGAAGCTAGGCATAAATTACTGTATGCCTAGAGGTTACAAAACCTGCCCAAAATGTGGAGACGACAAGGTTCCATCTTTTTTGAAAAAATGTAAATGTGGAGCTAAATTCACGCCTAAAAAAAAGAACAAAAAGCCGCCAAATGAAGGTCATATTAGGTTAAGAAATTTTATTACAAGGAGCTTACAAGGTAAATTATCCTCTAAAGAAATGGGGAGAGAGATGCATGTGGCTAAAATTATGTTAGATATTTGTCATGAGGATTATGACTTTTTATCTAAATTTAAAGTTCCTAGCTGGGTAAAAACAACTTTACTTTGGTTTAAATCAAAGGATGGTAGAAAGCATTTAAAGACCAAATATAATGAATATTTATTTGAGCCTGAAATTAAAGAAGATATTTTCATTGACGAAGGGGAGAAAAAAGGCGAGGATATATTAGAGATCAAACCAAGAACATTAAGACAGTTTTTAGATGAGTAAGAAAAAAGATAAAGGCAAGAGTGCTAGTGATTTTTCTAGCGAATATTTTAAATCGAATAAGGATGACCATTATAATTTTGCGAAAGCCGCAGAAGAGTATTTAGTCTCCAGTGGGTCTATGTATATGGATCACGTTCTTAGCGGTGGATTTGGTGCAGGTCTACATAGATTTATAGGAGCAAATGAAGGTGGTAAAACTAACGCTGCATTACATGTGATGTTTAACATGTTAAAAAGTGTAAAAAAAGCTAAAGGGTTATTCATAAAAGCTGAAGGTAGATTAAGTAAAGAAATAAAAGAAAGATCTGGGTTAAAATTTGTATATGACCCATCAGAATGGGTCAGTGGAACATGTTTAGTTTTTGAATGTAATGTTTTTGATACTGTAATAGATTATTTAAGAGGTCTTCTTCAGAACAATAGTGAAGATGAAAGATTTTGCATAATTATAGATAGTATGGATGGAATGATAGCGAAAGATGACTTAGATAAAAGCACTCACGAAGCTAGGAAAGTTGCAGCAGGAGCTTTAATTACGTCAGATTTCTTAAAAAGAGTCAGTCTTGGAATGTCAAAGTTTGGACATATGTGTATTATGATATCTCAAGTGAGAGCAGCCATCAAAGCTAGTCAATATACAAAAAACGATCCTAATAATCAAACCAACAGTAGTGGTGGTAATGCTATTTTACATTATCCAGATTGGATTTTAGAATTTAAAAAAAGAAAACAAGCTGATCTTTTTTTACAAGATTCAGGAGCAACATTAAGTCTTACAAATAAACCTATAGGTCATATAGCGACAGTTCAGATACTTAAATCTACAAATGAAACTACTGGCCAAACCGTTCAATATCCAATCAAGTATGGAAGAACAAATGGAAGATCAATATGGGTTGAGAAAGAAGTTATAGACATGCTTCTTATGTGGTCTTATTTGCAAAAGAGGAGTTCTTGGGTTACAGTGGATTCAACATTACTTGAACATTGCAAGGCAAATAAGTTAGATATGCCTGAAAAATTTCAAGGTACAAATAAAATCTTAGAGAACCTTGAGGAAAATCCTAAAATTAAAGACATCTTAAAAGATTTTGTACAGAAAGAAATAATGGCTCAATGATTTTCCTTTGTACAAATGGCAGAAAGAAAAAAATAGCAAACTCAGTAAAATACCTAATAGACTGGGATGCTGACTGCAAAAGTGGCATTCAAAAAACAGTAAAAAATGTTTTATACGACAACTGGTTTGCTGATGTAGTCTTTGAAGAATTTCCAGTTGCAGGTACTAGGTTGACTTTTGATTTTTTTAATGCTACAAGGAATATAGCAGTTGAAGTTGATGGAAATCAGCATTACAAGTATAACAAATTTTTTCACTCTAATTCTAGGCAAAACTTTTTATCTCAACTTAAAAGAGACGAAAAGAAAGAATATTTTTGTGAAATTAACAATATAGAACTTATTAGAATTTTAGAATCTGAAATAGTTGAGGGCGAATTCCCTAACAAAACTTTTTTAAATAATATATAACATGTCTCTTGTTGAAGAAGAAAGCCTACTACCACAATCCTTGCTACAAAAACTTTATGATTCGACAGGATCATCTACAGGAGGCAATAAAGGATTTTTACTTGTTTATGTAAACTCTGAAGGCGATCCCGTTATAAGCGGTAAAACAGAAAACTCTTGTGTAGAAATGGCTTTAACAAAGTTATTAGAATTAAGTCTTAAGAATGACGAAAGCTTAAGTAGATGATAAATTCACAAAGTATAGAGAAAAATGTTTTAAGCTGCTTGCTTCAGCATCAGCACAAGTGGGAAGAAGTTGCTTCTTTTTTGACTGAAAGTGATTTTTACAGCACTGACAGCAAAGTAAATGTATCAATATTTAAACTGCTGAAGCATTCTTTAGATAATGCTGAAAAAATAGATGAACACATCTTGATAGAAAGATTAAATTCTTTAGGTGTTTCTTTTCCAGATAGTATAGACGTATCTGAGTATATTAGATCTATGGCCTTTGTTCCTACGTCGGAGGACATTTTAATTCCTAATGTAAAAGAATTAAAAAAATATACGGCTAGAAGGCATATATATAACGCTTGTGTAAAAGTCAGTAAATTTGTAAAATCTATTGATCCTAATATTCCTTATTCAGAAATAGTTGATGAGTGTGACAAAATTTACAATGATCAACTACAACATTTTGAAGTAGGAGAATCTGAGACTCAGAATCTCTTTGAGCTAATGAGTCCAATCATTGAGGAAAGAGGTAATAATCCTCAAAAGGAATTTGGAATGCTTGGACCTCACAAGAGGCTAAACGAGATGTATGGATCTTTACTTTTAGGTGGCAATATTTCCGTCATAGTGGCAAGATCTGGGGTTGGTAAAACTAACTTCTGTATGGATTTCACGACAAAAGTTTCAAAGCAGTACAATGTACCTGTTCTTCATTTTGACAATGGAGAGATGAGTGAAGAAGAACTAATATTTAGACAGGCTTCTGCTTTAACAGGGTTACCTATTTGGCTTTTTCAGACAGGAGAATGGAGAACAAATTCTTATAATAATATTCCTGCTGAAGATATTACCAAAAAAGTTAGAGAAACTTTAGATCAAGTAAAAGATATGAAGTTTTACTATGAAAACGTTGCTGGAATGACCCCTGATGAAATGTGTTCATTATTAAAAAGGTTTTACTACACAAAAATTGGTAGAGGCAATCCTTTGATATTTAGTTTTGATTATATTAAAAGTGATTTTTCTAAAATGGGCGACAGTCCTTGGCAACAGGTTTCTTACATGGTTCACAGATTTAAACAGGCTATACATAGAGAATTATGCTTTGAGGGAAGTCCATGCGTTTCGATGATAACCTCAGTTCAAGCTAATAGATACGGAATAACAACCAATAGAAATGCTGATACTATAGTTGACGATGAAAGTGTTGTTTCATTGTCTGACGGTATTACACAATTCTGTTCCCATCTATTTCTTCTTCGAAAAAAAACTTTAGAAGAGATGCAGGATGATGGTAATAATTTTGGAACACATAAATTGATAAATCTTAAAGCTAGGCATTTAGGAAAAAATCCATTAAGAGCAATAAATGAAGTTGAAATGGCTGACGGTTCTAAAAGAAAAAATTTTGTTAATTTAAAGTTTCAAAACTTTGCAATTGAAGAGAAAGGAGATCTTCAAGATGTTGTTAATTTTCAACAGGGTAACAGCGTAGCGGTTGAAGCGAATGATGGAGACGAGGTTCCAATGATTTTAAGAATATGATTATACAAGTAGATATTACTAAAGATATGTTAGAGGAGGCAGAACATATGACTGCTGAAAATAAAGCTATGTTTGGCATTGGCGGTACTCACCGAAAAGATGTTAAGCGGCAAAAACTCACAGGTTTCTTGGCAGAAGTTGCTATAAACAGAAGTTTTCCAGATTTATCATATAGTGATAAACTTGCTGTAGATTTTAAATATAAAGGTTACACTTTTGACTCTAAGGCTCAAGGGTGTAATTCAAAACCTTTAAATTATTATAATGCTACATTGTATGAAGAGCAGAAAAAAAGAGGCACAGATTTTTATATTTTTAATCGCGTAAAAAACGATTCTAGTTGCGTGTGGATTTGTGGAATAATTTCAAAACAAAGATTTTTCAATATCGCTAAATTAAAAAAAGCGGGAACAAAGTGCAATAATTTCACTTACAACCAAAGTAGATATGAAATTCAATACGAAGATCTAACTGATTTAAGAGAGGCATTAAACTTGCTAAAATCAAACAAAACTGAAGAATAAAATTAATGAACTATAAAGAAGTATTAGAAAATCTTGGATATACCCTAACTGATCATGGGTCTTATTGGAGAACTAACGCTTTATATAGATCTGGAAATAATTCTACAGCCTTGCAAATCTATAAAGATTCTGGGGTCTGGAAAGATTATGTTGAGGATAGCATGTTTCTACCTTTTGAAGCTCTTGTTCAAAAAACCACAAAAACATCTAATGTAAAATCTTTTTTAAAACATTTAAAAACAACTACCTCAAGTGTAAAAACTGAGAAAAAGCTATTGAAAGAAGAAAAAACATATGATCCTGTATGTCTTAAAAGGCTGCTGCCTCATTATGATTTTTATTTAAATAAAAATATTTCAAGACAGACCCTTTTAGATTTTAAATGCGGCCTAGCTCATTCTGGACCCATGTATCAGAGGGTAGTTTTCCCAATATTTAGAGGGGATAATAAAATCCATGGATTTTCTGGTAGGAAAATCACTAAGGATGACAGACCTAAGTGGTTTCATAAAGGTAAAACAGCTAACTGGTTTTATCCTTACTTTACTATAGATGAAGTTCAAAAACAAATAAGCTTAAAAAAGCAAGTACATATAGTAGAATCCATAGGAGACTGCATGGCTCTTTATGATCGCGGCATAAAAAACGTTTTAGTTTCTTTTGGTTTAAATATGTCCCCTAAGTTTATTTCAAAATTATCAGGTTTAAATTTACAAAACATTTATATTTCTTATAATAATGACAGCGAATCAGAAAGAAATAGAGGATTTGAGGGTGCAGTAAAATCCATCTTTAAACTTGCAGACGCGGTAGATTTTGAAAAAATTTACTTTTGCCCTCCTGATAGCAATGATTTTGGAGATATGACAAAAGAGCAAATATATTTTTATGAAGATCGCTGTTTTTCTGCTGATCATCAAACCTCAATTCATAAGGTTATATCTATCGCAGAAGATATGGATAAAAGGGGTGTAAATAAATCTTTTTCTCAATCTCTAAAAAAGTTAAAGAAAAAATACAATTTTTATTATGGGAAGCCATGAGAACAAGCCGTTATCAGCGTCTAGGATAAAAACATTACAAACTTGTTCTTGGCAATACTGGTGCAAATATCATCTAAAACTTCCTGATAGATCAAACGAAGGAAGTCTTCGTGGTACTATATGTCATGCCATTTTTGAAAACCTTGGCAATCCAAGGCACAAAAAACATTACACACGTATAATAAAAACGCAGAACACCTACGCTTCCCCACCTATAAAAAGAATGGTTGAGGCTTATGCTAAAAAACACGGTATAGATGATTTTGAGAATATGGATCTTATTAACCGAATGACTGTTGAGGGTTTGAACTGCGATTTTTTTGGCGCAAAAGATGGAAAACCTACAGAATCTATAAGCGAAAAAGATTTTGATATTTCTATAACAGAGGATGGTAAAAATTACAGAATTTTAGGATTTATAGACAAGTTATTTCTTTTTAAACGGAAAAGCTTGGCAATAATCAGAGACTTCAAGACATCCAAACAAATGTTTTCAGGTAAAGATTTTACAGATAACATACAGAATTTGATGTATTGCTTGGCGGTTAAGCATCTTTATCCAGACTTTCTTAAAAGACAAATGGAGTTTTTGTTTTTAAAGTTTGATTGTAATAATGAAGGAATGATGAAAATGGAAGGTTTAAAGGAGGAAGAGTTAGAGGGTTTTGAATATTTCCTTACAGGCGTTCAAGAAATTATTAATAATTTTAATTCAGATTCTGCCACTAAAAATTTAGCTTATGGTAAGGGATACCTAGGAAGAGATGACGGTTTTGCAGGTAGAGTTGTTTGTGGCAGAGCAGAGTATGAAGGGCAGTTAAAAAGAGATGGTAGCTTAATGTGGCACTGCCCATTCAAATTCCCAAAGAAGTTTTATGTGCTTTTGGATAAAAGTGGGGAAGTTTTATCCTCATCGGAAGATAAAAAATCTCTAGATGAAAAGAAAACAAAAGATCATAAAATAGAAATGAGAAACTATGAAGGTTGTCCTGCTTTTTCTTTTGACAAGAGTGATGATTTGCTTTAATATTCAAGTGTGATAATTCCACTTTTTAAAACAAGTTACAGTATTGGTAAATCTCTTTTGAGGGTCGAAGATATAATAGATATAGCTCAAGCAAATAAACTTAAAAAAGTAACTATTGTTGAAGATAACTTTTATGGATTTAGAACTGCCAACGCCGCCTTTCTTCATGCCAACATTCCCATGGTTTATGGGGTTAGAATCCCAGTTTTTCAAAGTGAATCAGAAAGATCAAGTAGATTAGTTTTTTTTGCAAAAAATAATAAAGGTCTGAATAATCTTCGAAATCTTTATAGTAAATCAAAATTAAGCGCATTAGAGGTTTTAAATATTTCTAATTTAGAAGACTCAGAGTTAGAGGATATAAAAATAGGTGTACCTTTTTATGATTCTTATATTTATAACAATATCTTTCATTTTGGCTTGTGCGATCTAAATTTAGATAGTTATGACCATTTTTACATGGAAGAGGACAATAATCATCCTTTTGATTTTCAAATTAAAGAAAGATTAGAAAATTTAAATATAAAAACACAAAAAACAAAAACAATCTACTATAGGAACAGAGAAGATTTTGAAGCTTTTCAAATGTACAAGGCTGTGTGTGCAAGAAAGTTGGGGAAAGTTCCAACATATAGTAAACCAAATTTAAATGATTTTTGTTCAGACGATTTCTGTTTTGAATCATACTTAGAAAATAATGCTTCCATATAATCAAAAATATTTAGTTGTAGACACTGAGACTGAGGGTCTTAATTTACATTCTTCTAAAACTTGGCAACTTTCTTGGATTGTTTGTCAAGGCAATAAAATTCTAGAAGAGTATGATAAATTTATAACGCATAAAAACCTAAACATCCCAGAAGTTGTTAAAAAAATTACTGGATTTAACTGGGATAAGTATAATGAAAAATCAAAGTCTTTATCAAAGGTTTGGTCTGAATTTGAAACATATCTTTATGACCCACAATATATTATAGTAGGACAAAATCTTTTGGGTTTTGATGTTTACATGTTGGCTCTTTTACAAAAAATGCTAGGTCAACAACCTGATTATTCTTACTTACCTAGGATTTATGACACAAGAGCTTTAGCTAAAGCTTATAGAGAAAATTTAGAGAAACCTAAAGATAATCTGTTGAGCTGGCAATATAAATTAATAAATGACAGAAGTTTGAAGGCTAAAGTTTCTCAAGGCACTTTATTAAAATTCTTTGACATTGACCACGATGAGTCTAAATTACATAACGCTCTTTATGACATAAAAAAATGTTTTGAAGTCTTTTGTGAGTTAAAAAGAAGAATGAATTTATGATTTTTGATGACTGTACCATATATGATAATTGTGAGCCAGCAGGTGTAGAGTTACCTAAAACTAATATTCCTGATAAAGTTTTAAAGGATTTAGGACTGACTAAAAAAAACTCCAAAATAGATGTATTTACAGAACTGTGCGAAAGAGCAATCATAGAAAAAGGAATAGATAAACTTAAGAATAATAAGGTTTATTATAAAAGATGCAATGATGAAATTGCAACTTTAGAAGAGTTAGGATTTCTAGACTATATTCTTTTAAATTGGGATGTTTTAAATTTTTGTCATGAGAATGGAATACCAACAGGCGCAGGAAGAGGATCTGCCGCTGGGTCTCTTGTTTTGTATTTACTTGGTGTAACTAACATAGATCCCATACCTCATAATTTATTTTTTGAAAGATTTGTTTCTAAGTCTAGAGCTAAGAGGGTTACTGATAAAAACGGCAAAGAATTCTTAGTAGGAAGTCTTTTGCCTGATGTTGATTCAGATATATCTTACGACCAAAGGCATAAAGTTATTTCTTATATTGAGGAGCAACATAAAGGCAAAACAGCAAAGATACTAACGTTCAATACATTTAGTTCTAAACTTTGTATAAAAGAATGCGTGAAATATTTCGATGAAGCATCTGAGGAAAGAGCTATGCGAATATCAGATTCAATTCCAAAGCTTCATGGGCAAGTCCTCGCTTTAGAAGATGCTGCTCAAGAAAGTGAAAAATTTAGAGAATGGGTTAGGAAAAACAATAAAACATACAAAAACGCTTTAAAGGTTCAAGGTTTACCTAAAAATACAGGAGTACACCCATCAGGTATTGCAATTTGTTCTCAAAAAATATCAGATGTAGTTCCTCTTCAAAAAACTAAAGATGGAGACTTAGTAACAGGTTACAACATGGATGATGTAGCCGATCTTATGGTAAAGTTTGACATTTTAGGTCTTAGAACACTCACAATTGCTCATAAATGCTGTGAAAAAGTAAATATTGACATAGAGGATATTGATCCTAATAACTCGTTTATCTATGATAAACTTCAATCATTCAGACATCCTGCTGGGTTATTTCAAATTTCTGCTGAAACTAACTTTAGAGTTTGTAAAGATGTAAAACCAGAGAATTTAAATGAGCTATCCGATGTTATAGCTTTAGCTAGACCAGCCGCTTTAGAGCATGTAAATACTTATATTGAACAAAAAAGAGCATTATCTAAATTAAATCTTCATCCAGAACTAGATAAAATTCTTTCGTGGTCAAAAAATGTTATCTTGTTTCAAGAACAGATTATGCAAATTGCTAATAAGGTTTTTGGATTTACTTTAGAAGAGGCGGAAACTCTTCGTAGGATAGTTGGCAAGAAGAAGGTGGACCAAATGCCACAATGGAGGCAAAAGATTTTTGATGCGGCCAAACAAAAAGGGTTAGATGAGCGTGTCGCAGAATTTTATTGGATATCATTAGAAGCTTCAGCACACTATTCTTTTAATAAGTCTCATAGTTTTGCATATGCAGACTTAGCTGCTAAAACTGTCTATCTTAAATATAAATATCCACAAGAATTTTTCTTGTCTATACTAGAATGTTCTGAATTTGAACCAGATCCCTTGGAGACTATTAGTTTAGTGAGTCAAGAATTAAAATCATTTAAAATAGATTTATTACCGCCATGTTTATACAAATCAGACTTTGACTTTAAAATAGAAGGTAGAGATATTAGATATGGATTAAGATCTATAAAAGGTGTTTCAGATAAAAACCTAAAAAGCTTAATTGATTTTAGAGGTTTTAAATTTAACAATAGGTATGAAATATTTATGGCTGCTAAGGAATGCGGTATCCCTATAAATGTTTTATCTTCTTTAATACAAGCTGGTTTAATGGATAATGCAAAGGAAGATAATTCTAAAAAAGTTAGCAGAAGTAAATTAGTGCTTGAAGCTCAATCGTTCAATCTTTTAACAGATAGAGAGAAAAGAAATTTTACCAAACAAGCGTCTAGGTTAGGTTATGATATTTTAGACGCTATTCAACAGGCTTTATTGAATCGAATAATAGGTGATGATAATAGACAAATCATAACAGAGAGTCGATTTGCAACATTCAAGTCTAAATATTCGAAGTATAGAGAAATGTACTATAAAAACAAAAATCATGAAAAATTTGCATCATGGACATATGAGCATAATCTTTTAGGGTTTTCATATTCATGTGATTTAAAAACATGCTTTGAGAATGATCCAGACATTGATAAATTATATTATTTATCTGAGTTAGAAGATCTAGCAAGTAGAACAAGTTTTTCTTGTGTTGCGGTTGTTAAAAACTTTTTAACAAAAGAGTCTCAAGCTGGCAATAAGTATATGATTCTTACTGTTTCAGATAATACGGGAACTCACAATATGATGTTTATAGATGCGAGGAATAATCAAAAATTTACTCAGTTTATGAGATCAAATAAACTTAAAAAAAGTGACGTAGTATTTTTGACAGCGACAAAATCAGATAGTACGTTCTTTATAGAAACTTTAAAAATAAAAGGCCCAGAGATTTACATGTACAAGAGGCAAGTTAAAAATAAAAAATAAATGCTTCAATTACCCTTTACTCCTCACATACAAGGAATTATTCAAAAATCTAAAGATTTATCGGTAATTTTAGAAAGAAACGGCGTTGATTTAGATATATTCTTTCACTGCTTTGTTAGTGACTTAAGTTTATCTTGTACATCTATATTCAAAAAGATTGGAGTTGATTGTGATGAACTTGTAAAAGATTCTAGGAATGTTTTGCATAAAAAAAGAAAAAATAAAAACGTATCTAGCAAGTTTAAAACGGATACTAGAAAATTTTTAAAGTTTTGTGAGAAACTTTGTAAAGATACTTATTCTTTAGATTATATTCCACCAGAGGTGATATTAATGAATTTCTTTGATGAGCAATTCACACCTAAAGTTTTAAAGGATTCTTTTCCAGAGGGAGTGGAGGCTGCTGACAGCGTAAGGTTTGGTGTAGTAGCTGAGTGTGCTTTGGTGATAAAAGATTTTGAAGCTGAGAAAATAGAATCAAAACTAAAAGAACTTGAAGAGACTCCTGATCATTGGATCGATATGTTCGATAACAATGAGATTCTATCTCAATTTGCTGAAAATCTTAATATAAAAGCTGCCGCTGGAGAGTTTGACAAGATTGTTGATTATGATGGTAAGATAGATGAACTAGCTACAATATTGTGTAGGAAAAAGAAACCAAATGCTATATTAGTTGGCCCAGCAGGTACAGGTAAAACTTCGCTTGTAGAAGGGTTAGCGACAAAAATAGCAGCAGGAGACGCTCCAGAGCTTATAGCTAATAAAGTAATTTATTCTGTTAGTTTATCAAGCATGGTTGCTGGTACTGAATATAGAGGCCAGTTTGAAAAGCGATTAGAAGATTTTGTAAATGAAGCTAAAAAATATACAAACTTAATTTTATTTATAGATGAAATACACACTCTAATTGGAGCGGGTGGAGCTAACAACAACTCTCTTGAAGCTTCTAATATTCTTAAACCAGAATTGGCTAGAGGAACAATAAGTTGTATCGGTGCTACAACTATAAACGAGTATACAAATACAATAAAGAAAGATACTGCCCTTGATAGAAGATTTGAAAGAGTTGTAGTAAAAGAGCCTTCTAAGTTTCAAATGGAGGAGATTTTACCTACTATTGTTTCTTATTATGAGGCATTTCACGCTGTAAAGTATAGCGATGAATTTTTGAATAATATTATTAAGTATTGCGAAAAGTACACTCCAAATAAATATTATCCAGATAAAGCTATTGATGTTATAGATCATTGCGGCGCTCAAGCTAAAGTTGCATTTTGGGATGTAAAACCTTCAATCAAAGAAATGCAAACAGAGATAGTTGAATCTGCACTTCATCCAGAAAAAGATCATTCAGCCTTGATAGAAAAGCTAAATAAGAGTTTAGAAAAGTGGGTCGAATCAGATGAAACAACAAATAAACCAGAAGTAACTGTTTTTCATTTAAAAGAATTCTTCGATAGAAAAATTAATCCACTAAGTAAAAAGAAAAAAATAAATAAAGTTTTTGATTGTGTTTCTAACTCTTTTGTGGGTCAAGCTAACGTGCTTGAGGAGTTAAAACATGAAATAGTTTTAAGTAGTATAGGTGTTAGAACAACTAGAAAGTTTTCTACTCCAGAATGTTATGTTGTGAGTGGTGATGACTCTAGCGGCAAATCATTATTTTGTGAGTTGTTAGAAGACTCTTTGCAAAAACATGGAGTAAATGTTTTATCTTATAATGGCATACATTTTTCAGATAATTTTTCTCCACATAAAATAGCATCCTCCCAAGGTAACAATACTTCAATCTGCGAAAAGATTGTCATAACGCCAAATAGTGTTTTGATTATAGATGATTTTCATAAGATAGACAAAACTGCCGTGCCTATTTTTAATCAAATACTCAAAGAGGGTAAAATACAAATGAACAACGGGGATGTTGCTGATTTCTCTAATTGTAAAATATTTTTAACTAGCTGCTTATCTCATACTAGCCAACTTGGCTTTAATATAGAAAGATCTCGTAATGATGATCCTCTCATACATAAAGATATTTATTCTTTGATTAAGAACTCTTTTATTTTAAATGAATTAAAAACAAAAGATTTGCGTAGAATTTTGTGGAACAAGCTTAGAAACATAAAAAACAATTTAGAAGATAATGGTGTTTACTTGGATTTCACAGTAAAGTATATTTGCACTAATATAAATGATATAAAAAATGACTCTTCGCCAATTAAAAGTTTAAATGAATTAGTGTTATCAAAAATCAAACCATTTATTTCTGATTGTATAGCTAATGGCAATGATAAAATAAAACTTTTTGTTGAAAAATGAAATTATAAGTAGATCATAAAGTATGAGCGGCTCAGTAGCTAAGAGAATAAGAAAATTAGTTGGTTATCATCCAAAAAATGAAAATCCAATGCTAAAAAAACTTTACAAAACAATGAAAGGGCGTTACCATGCCCTTGGTCCTTCTGCATTTTGGAAAAGTGTTGAAGGTAAATTTAATCATAAAACTCATGAGTGATACAAATACAAAAACTAACGACGAATGGAAAAAGCGCGAACTAGGCGCTCTTTGGAGAGTTGAAGGTAGAAACCAATCTTTCTATAGTGGAGAGATTGCTTTATCTGATGGTTCAAAGCAAAAAATCGTCATCTTTAAAAATAAATTCAAAGAGCAAGGCACTAAACAGCCAGATTTAAGAATTTATCAAAGTATGGATACTGAATAATGGATGCTGAAAAACAAGAAGAGTTAAAAGCTCTTTTAGTATCTGAAATGGTATCCAGAATCACGGTAGCGGAGGCTGTAAATATAATGCACAACATCGCTATTTCGGAAGTCGATAAAAATATCGCAAAAATGTCTGATGAGGAGAAACTCTCAGCTTTGGAAGAACTCACAAAAAGAGTAAACCCTTCTGAAGAAAATGAGTCAAATTTGGAAATTTAGGTGTAAGACACAGAGAATGCCTTATACTCTTTCTTTTTTAGATCAAAAATTATATACCAGTCTATCTTTTGATGCTGATATAAAATTTCCTGAGTCCAGTGACTTTGTTAAGAAGTTTTGGATTTTAAAAGAATATAAAAAAGTAAGTTCAGATTTGGAGCTTTCAGAGTCTAAAGATTCTGACAAAGAAATTACAAGCTCTTCTTCTTATGAGATACACAAAAGGTTTCAAGGTGATGAACTTATCGTTGAGATAGTTCAAAGCCTTGCTTTTTGTGAAGAATTTAATTATTTTAGCAAGGCAGATTTTGATTTGCCTACAGGAGATGAAGAATTGGATAAAATGCTTAATGATATAAAAGATTCTGATTTTGACGAATCAGTTATAAAAGCTTCTATCTTAGATAGTGTGCTTCAAGGCAACTATCCTCAAAATCCTGATGATAAACCAAAAGAGGAAGAAGAAGAGTCCTCTGAGGAATCAAGTGAATAGAGTTCTAATAACTGGAGCTGGCGGCTTTATAGGAGGTAACTTATCCGCATATTTAGAAGCTCGTGGGTTTCAAGTTGCAAGATTTGATATATCTTTAGGTAATACTGGTTATCCAGATATCTTCAATCAAGACTTTGTAATTCATCTTGGTGCAAATTCAAGCACTACAGAAACCGATCTAAAAAAAATATTAGATCAAAACTTCGAATACTCTGCCAACCTTTACAAGATGTGTGAGGCTTATGAGATAAAGTTTCAATATGCTAGTAGCGCATCTGTTTATGGTGCATCTAAAACTTTCAAAGAAGATGAGTTTTGCAAGCCATTGAGTCCTTATGCTTTTAGCAAGTATATGTTTGATTGTTGGCTAATGAATCAAGAATATCCATACCAAGGTTTTAGATATTTTAATGTGTACGGTTTGGGTGAGGATAAAAAAGGAAAGCAAGCTAGTCCTGTTTCAAAATTTATAAAAGAAGCGCAGACAGGTGGTAAAATAAAGATCTTTGAGAAAAGCGAAAAATATAAAAGAGATTTTGTTTCTGTAGATGATGTGTGTGAAATGCACTACAAGCTTTTGACAAATGACGCTTCAGGAATATTTAATATAGGCACAGGTAAGCCTATCTCCTTCAAAGATGTAGCAGAGATAATAAAAGAAAACTCTAACTCTGAGATAGAAGAAATACCAATGCCCAAAGAGTTAAAAGGGCAGTATCAAAAATTTACAAAAGCTGATATATCAAAGCTAAATGAAATAATTGGTGATTATGAGTGGAAAAGTGTAAGTGAATATGTAGAAGAAAACATTGATGCTTTCCTTAATTAAAAGTGTTTTAAAATCAATTGAGCTATATTTATCTTTAAAAAATAAGCTCTTCTACATAGAATTAAGACATAACCATGAAAAAACACGTAAAAGAATTATTCAAGAGATTGAAGATATTAGGGCTAGTGGCGGTGATGCAGACCGTGCTGATCTCTTGCGAGACGAACTCATCCGTGAAGACGCAAGTTTTAAATATTTATCAGCCTTCTACGCTGAGTCTAGAGAAGGGAAGTCCGATAAGGACAACTAAAGGTATTTACACTCCTGAAACCGATGAGGTTTGGCACTCTGATGCGAGGTTCCGCAAACTTGAGCGCCAGTTATATTTTCCCAGCAATAAGTGAGCTTTTTGTGTAATTAAGACAAATGGCTTTTATTACTGGAATTCCTATTAGAAATAGTATACACACCGAAGAATCCACAAGTGTGGCTGATTGGGGTAAATACAGGTCAGAATTAACTGGTCTTTATATTACTGGTGAGGGTACTGGAGCGATGTATGAACAATATGCGGCGCAAGATTTTAGAGAGTACAATAAAAAAATACATGATTTAGGTCTTAATGAATTTAACTCAGACCTTTATTTGAGGCCGTTTGATGCTGGATTCAGATATACTCATGATCCATTATTAGGTAAATATAGCGAAGCTGCTGGAGCTTATTCTACAAAAGATATAGGTTTTGGAGGTCATCTAATGAGCATCAGAACAAATGCTGACGCACTAAACAGGGAAGCTTACGTTTTAGGTGATACTACTGGTAATATTTCATTAGAAGCCATGGTAGCACCAACAGGAACTGGATTCCCTGCTTATACATATGACCTTGGCAATACTTTCGGAACAGGATCTCAACAAGG